ACCTCAACTACGGCCATCAGCGCATGGTCACGTCATCCGTGGTCCGGGCCGCGTCGTGACGTACGCCCTCGTGATGATCGTCAAGGACGCGATGGCGGACCTGCCGCGCACGTTAGCGGCGGCCAAGCCGTACATCAGCTCGTGGACGATCTGCGACACCGGCAGCACGGACGGGACGCAGGCGTTCATCCGCAAGACGCTCAAGGGCATCCCCGGCACGCTGTACGAGGACGAGTGGCAGAACTTCGGGCACAACCGGCGCCTCGCGTTCGCGCGGGCGCGGGCGACGGCCGACTGGCTCCTGCTGATGGACGCGGACATGGCCGTGACGATCGCGGACGGCTTCGAGCCCGGCGGCGTTGACGCCTACATGATCGAGATGGGCAACCATACGAGCTTCAGCTACCGGCTGCCGCTCCTGGTCCGGGGCGACCTGCCGTGGATCAGCGTCGGGCGCGTCCACGAGTACACGGCCATCGACGGCGGCGGCTACACCACGCAGCCGACGGACGAAGTGACCATCGACATGCTCGCGGTGGACCGTAGCAGTCCCGAGAAGTACGCGATGCACGCCAAGTTCCTCGAGGAGAGCCTGGCCGAGAACCCGAACAACGAGCGCGACCAGTACTACCTCGCGCAGACGTACAACAGCCTCGGCGATCTGCGGGCGCGCGCCGAGTTCCTGAAGCGCGCCGAGATGGGCGGCTACGATGCGGAGGTTTTCTACTCCCGCTTCCGGGCCGCGATGCTCGCGCCCAGCTGGGAGATCCAGCGCGACGAGCTCACCGCGGCGTGGGAGTCGCGGCCGTGGCGCATCGAGCCGCTGGTAGCGTTGTGTCGGGGCTACAACCAGCACGATCAGCACGCGATGGCCTATGCACTCTCATCCTGGCCGGTTCGTCAGAACACGGACGTGCTCTTCGTGCATCTCGACTGCTGGGACTGGGGCCTCAAGTTCGAGCGCAGCATCGCGGCATGGTGGGTCGGCGAGAAGGCCGAGTCGTGGGCGCTCAGCGACGAACTGCTGGCGAACCCGCGCCTGCCGGCCGGGACCCGCGACCAGGTCATCGCCAACCGGGCGTGCGAGTGATGTTCTCTACCTTCTGGGAACTGTGCATCGAGACGGTGGCGTCGTGCAATCGCACCTGCCCGACCTGTATGCGCAACTCGTACCCCAACCGGGACGCGGTCGCCGATCGCTTCGGCAAGCAGAACCGGATGCCCGACGACCTGTTCCGCAAGATCATCGACGACGCGGTGGACATGGGCTTCACGTCCAGCGTCAATCTCCAGCACTTCAACGAGCCCTTCCAGGATCCGCGCATCGCCAAGCTGGCCGCCTACGCCAAGGGCAAGGGCGTCTTCTCGTCGGTCTACATGCACAGCAACGGCGACCTCATCACCAAGCGCAAGGCCGCGAGCGTTGACGGCATCCTCGACGAGATCACCATCGCCCTGTACGACGAGGCTGGCGGGCAGCCGATGGAGCCGATCCGGGCAGCCAACCGGCGCCACGAGTTGCAGTCATGGTTCACCCAGACGCATCTCAAGTGGACGACGGCGACACACCTGGTCACGCACTTCAGCCCGTACGCGAACCTGCAAGCCGGCATCGAGGAGAACCAGGGCAAGCCCTGCACCCGCGAAGTGCAGCTCCGCATGATCCTCGACTGGAAGGGCGACATGCTCCTGTGCTGCGAGGACATCGCCGGTATCTGGAAGCTGGGCAACGTCGCTGACCATACGGTGTCCGAACTGTGGAACAGCGACAAGCACCAAGCCATCCTCGCCACGCTGTCGGTCGAGGGCGGGCGGCTCGCGTATCCATTCTGCCGATCGTGCCCGCGCACCGGGACCTGGGACTAGGAGAACGCGATGGAACCCATCAAGGCCGAGCAACTCACGAGCGTCAAGTGGCGCGTCCTCGCGATCCCGTTCGGCGGCCCGCTGGCGGGCGGCAAGGACCTCGACGGCGAGTACTTCAGTCCGCGCACCGACATCAAGGCCGACTGGTTCCCGACGCGGCCGGTGCTCTGGCACCACGCGCAGGACCAGTCCGTCAAGGACGCGATGCTCGGGACCGAGGATGACCTGACCAAGGAAGACGACGGCTGGTGGGGAACGATGTGGCTCGACCGCTCGGCACGCTACTGGGCGCACGTCTCCGCGCTGCTCGCCGCCGGCAAGGTCTATGGCTCGTCCGGCGCACTCGGGCACCTGGTGCAGAAGGCCAAGGACGGCGAGATCCTGACGTGGCCGCACATCGAACAGACCCTCACGCCGACCCCGGCGAACCCGTTCGCTCGCGTCATCCCGGCGAAGGCCGCGGCTGACTTCACCTCATCCGGTATCAGTCTTGGGACTGACCTGGAGACATACCTGTCGTCAAAGGACGGCGGCGCGACTCCGGCGATGGACCGGCTGGCAACGGCCCTATCCGACCTCGAACACCTACTCCGAAAGGAACGCACATGAGTACAGAACTCGATCAGAAGGTGGAGGCGCTGACCGTCTCCATCACCGAGCTTGCCACGGAACTCCGTGACAAGTCCGACATCCCGCTCGACCGCATCACCGCGATCGAAGCCGAGATCACCGCCAAGTCCGCCCAGATCGACGAGCTTGTCGAGCAGAAGCGGGCCAACGACGTGGATCGCCAGCTCCGAGAGCTGGACGAGCGCGTCAAGGCGTTCACGCGGACCTCCGCGCAGGGCAAGGCAGCCGCCATCCTGGCGGGCGCCGCGACCTCCGGGCAGACCGTCAAGAGCGTCGGCAAGTACAGCGAAGTGAACTTCCTGTCCGCGCTCGTCAATCGCCGCAACGGCGACACAGACGCGCAGGAGTTCATCAAGGGCGTGCTCGGGACGTCGAGTGCCACTGGCACCGCGATCATCCCGAACAACTTCGTCTCGTCACTCGTGGACCAGCTCGCCGTCGGCAACGTGTACCGCCAGATCTTCACCGTCATCCCCGGAGTCAGCGGCGCTGGCGTGGACATCCCCTACGAGGTTGACGCCATCACGGCGGCGCTCGTGCAGGGCGCCTACGGCAGCAACAAGGACATCCGGGACTTCGGGTTCGCGCGGGCCACGGCCACGCTGTACACGATCGCCCAGATCGCCGACATCGGCAACCAGCTGCTTCGCCAGTCCAACGGGGCTGCCGAGCGGAGCGCACGCAACCGCCTCGCGCGGTCCATCGCCAAGACTGAGGCAACGTGGGTCACCAACGGCTCGGGCTCGACTCAGCCGCTCGGCTTCTTCCCGGCCATCGCTGCCTTCGGCAACGTCGGCGCATTCAAGACGGCGCTGTCGTCAGAGCCTCGGCTTGCGGCCATCGGCCGTGGCATCGCGGCGCTGGAGTCGCGCGGTTCCGCTCGTGAGAACCTCGTGATCTGCATGAGCACGACTGACTACTGGGAGACGGCCACCGAGGGCCTCGGCACCGCATACGCGGGTGGCTGGGCCGTCGATCCGGCAGGTGGCGCGGCGGCCAATCCGCCCATCAGCTCCTCCTGGGGCGTCCCACTCAAGAGCGACCCGAACTGGCCGGCGGCCAAGGTCGGTACCGCGCTTGTCATCGACACCTCCGAGGTGGAGATCTTCACCGGCCAGGAGTACCGGATCGACGTTTCTAGCGAAGCTGGAACCCGCTTCGACCAGAACGTCACAGGCTTCCGGGCGGAAGAGGAGTTCGCGTTCAACGCGGAGCCCTACGTCCACACCGGCCGGGTGCAGGAAGTCACCGGCATCTAGACGGCCAGGGGCGGGCCACAACCGCCCCAACCATACGAGCCCGGCAGGTTCGCGAGCACCTGCCGGGCTTTCACGTCCGGCTCGCGCCATAGGAGGGCTCGCACCCTATGTCTGACCTCGAGATCATCGACCTGTACTCGCCCAAGGGCAACGAGGCGCGGCTCTATCACCGCAGCAAGACCTCGGACCTGTCGCTCATCGGCGGCTTCTGGCGGCTGTGGGGCGTCCTGAGCGACGAATACAAGCTGGCCGAACTGCCGACGATGACCGGGCTCGCGATCGACGTGGGCGCGCACGTCGGGTCC